TCACTAATCTTTGAAGGAGATTCATCCTTAGTGATCATATCCATCAATTCAGCTTGCACATCATTCATATCAGGCATAGTATTTATTAATAAAAATAACAGTCAAATAGTATTTATACTCTTTAAGAGTCAGAGATTATATTTCACCACCCTTTGGTAGTGCTTTATTTCCCATATCTAAGGTTTCACCCTCTAAATCTGGTTCTTGTACAGGTGCTCCCATATCCATTCCAGCAACAGAACCATCTAATGGTAATCCTGTTTCTGGGTCTACTGGTATAGAAGGATCTGGTATAACACCATCTGCAATCTCTTTTTCAATGAGTTCATCCTGTTCGATGATCTCCTCATCAGTCTGACGAAGAATATGTCTCCTTACATAATCTTGAGAATAATACTTACCAATGTAAGGTTCTGCAGTAGCAGCAACATTAATTCTCTCATTAAATAACTCAACTTCCTTCAATTCAGAGAAGTGATTATCATATAAGAAGTCAAATTGTATATGCTCACTCATTATTTCCCAGTCTTCTGGGGTCACAATATTCTTAAGAATTAACTGTGTTTTGAGCATATCTTCAAACATTCTTGAGAATCTCTTTCTCAAACGTCCTACAAATTTAGTGAATTTTAACTCATCTCTTAATATCTCTGAGGATCTTCCGAGGTTAAATCCTCCTTCTCCGTCCATTCTTGATGGGGGTACATTGAGCGACCTATATAATTTCTTTTTGAAGTACTCAATATCCGTGATTTCACCAAGGTTCTGACCTCCAGGAAGAGTAGAAATTTCAGTTCCACGGCCTCCTTCGCGTCTAGGCAGCCAGAAATCTTCAAGCATTGCCATGTACTTTTTGTCATCACGGATCTCCCCAGTGTTGGCATCGTAGACTAACTTGTTACGATATCTCATCATCACATCTCGGAGATATTGCTCAGCTTTTACTTTAGGTAAATTGCCGACATCGATATAAAAAATTCTTCTTTCGGGTGCTCTCGATAATCTGTAAATAACAAGACTGTCTTCAATCATCCTAAGTTGATTAATTGACTTAATTGCCTTGTGAAGATAAGAGAGTGTTGATCCCTTATTTCTATCTACTAATCCAGAAGTACAGTATGTTACTGCATCCCTAGTCATTTTAATGCCTTGACTATGGCCTCTTGCATTGATATTACCAGTAGGATAAGAACCTTTTGGATTGTATATGAAGTATTCCTCCAATTCGGGGAATTCAAAATCCATAGGATTATCACTAGCCAGTTTGTTTAATCCATTTTGTTGATCTTTATTTTTCTTTTGTTGTCTAACATAACGCATTTTCATTGCGTCAATATAACGCAATTCTTGAATACCTTCTTCAGGTTTCTTAAAGTCAATAACCTTATGATAAAATATTCTACCATCAATATACCAGTTCCTATAGATCTCGTGAGATTTTTTATCAAAATCTAATAGATCTAGAATATTCTTAAACTCAGTTCTAATCTTCTTTTTAATACCATCACTAGCATTAAGATTAGAAAGTTCAATTTGTACTGGAGTGTCGTTGGTATCAGATACGATAGCTTCATTTACAATATCCTCAATAGCACTATCCGCTTCGGGATGAAGTGCCATTTCTCTATACCTTTTAATAAGGTCATATTCGGTTTTGTAAATTCCTTCAATGTCAACATAAGATCCAAAAAAACCACTACTCATATAATGGTCAGACCCGTCCTCATTATTCGGAGGAACGGGTGAAACCGCCGTTGGAGATAGTGGTTCGGAATCCTCTATAGAGAATCCAAATAATTTTGCCATGATTTATATCTTACCGTATGACTATTTAGTTAGCCATTTGCACCGCCAGCCGCAACTGCGTTGAACGATTGAACTTGGAATTCTACTGTGAACTCTTCTATAGTATCGCTCGAATCGTAAGATAAGTCAATAGCTGCAACGTTAGAAGGCCAGATATCAACAAACTCATACTCTTTCAGTACTGCGTTTGAAGTTCCTGCACTAGACTTGCTGCTTGTTGATGATCCTCTACCAAGTTGGAATACTTTAGCATTTGTCATATATGCTGATGGATCTGTTGCACCAAGGTTAGTATCTAACTTAGCGATCAGATTTGCCCACTCTTCAAATGCATTCCTTAATACGAATCCTTCATCATTAATTATAGTTACTGTCCATGTATCTATTGTACGGTCTCCAGCAACTTTAAAAATACGACCCCTAAACGGAACATCGATGTTTGCGACATTTTGTGCTGGCAACTGAGCCGCCTTACACATATATCTAAAACTATCTGAATCCCAAGAGATACCTGCAGGTAGAGTGGTTAGTTCTACCTCAAACAGATTGGGTCTTGCACCGCCACCAATAAGTGCGGATTTAAATTGAGAAATAGTCTTGTTTTCTCTTGATGTTGCCATGATTTTTTACTCTCCTGTTAGTTATTTAGATGAATGATACGATTAAACGCGACCAGCGACTTCTTCAAAACTTACCCCAGTTCTAGTAGCAACGAACGTAAGTGTTACGTAGTTGATAGACTTGGCAGGTTTCAAGTAAATGTCTGCTCTAAATTCATTGTTATCAATAACATCAGGAGTATTATTTGTGGTGTCGCAAACAACTAGGAATCCGTAGAGTCCGCGTTTTGCTTCGACATCGCGCAAATAAGGTTCAACAATGTTTCTAAAGTTTGCTCTTGTTAACTCATCGTTAAGTTCAAAGAGTTGTGCTTCAGCAGATCTTTGTAGTGCTTGCTCAATTGTAAGGAACAGGCGACGAACGTTAATTCTGTCAAATGCAGATGCATAACCAAGTGCAGTCTTATCACCAAAGAGCATAGTACCAACACCAGGTTTTGTGATTATGGCGTTGACTCTTTGAGGATAGAGTTGATCTCTTTGATCCTTAGTTGGGTTGTATGCAAGTTTGATGGCATTATTGATAATACCACGTTGTTGTCCTGCAGGTGAGAACCAAGGATATGCAACGATATTTGTGCGACACATTAAACCAGCAATGTCTGCATTAACTGGAACATATCTAAACTCGTTGTTAAATCTATCGTAGGTGTACTTATAACCACTATCGAAGATTCCGTAAGAGGAAGAAGATAGAGGACTGAAGTATTCTACAAGATTTTCTGTTTGTGTTGTTGTGTTAGTAACATTAACAAGGTCTGCCCTATGTGGACCAACAACTGCAACACAATCTTTTCTCTCAGTTGCAAGAGAGATTAAATAATTTGCTTTTGCCTGTGACTGGTTCTTAGCACCAAGTCCAGGGCCCATGATTAGATAATCAACAGCAATTTCATCCTTATTCTCAAAGAGTTTGTAGGATGTTTGAAGATCACCTAATGTAGCAGTCATTCCACCGTTTTCTCCAACGATTGGAATTCCTGCGGAATAGTCCTCACCACCACCTAGTGTGTAAGTAATATTTCCGATTGCAGAGAATGTATTATCCTGTGCAGGTTGTCCCCATAAACCTTGAGCAGTTGTGAATGGAGTGAATGCAGTTCCGAATCCAGTTGCTCTTGGTTCTGTTAACCAGTAAGAGTCTCTAGCATTTGATGGATTATATCCAGCATATACATTGTCGGAGTAATCTGCAAGATGTTGCTTGTAGTAATTCTTCTGAGGAGAATTTACAGCAGAGATAGAATCAACTGCTTTAGATAATCCTATGTGCTTCTCAACTACATTACCTTTAATTCCAGTAACGGTTCCATAGTCATCAACAATAGCAACGTGCATTGCATCGCCTTCACCATTTCTATCTGTTGTATAAACACTAGAAACAGGTTTTGCTGCGATTGACTTCCAGTAGATAGTTGCGTTGTCTAATGTAAGTGTTTGTGCATTGTACCAGTCGGCAACAGATGCAGCACTTGCAGAAACTGCAGTGTTAGGAGCATTTGGAGCACCAGTGTTAACACCAACGTTATCTACGAACCAAAGAGTATCAGATGCATTGAATGATGCATATGTAGTTGACTCCTTATAGTCAATCTTTGTTTCTGCATAATTTCCACTTGTACCAGCAGCACCAGTTACACGAGAAACAACTTTAACGTGAATCTTAGAAGCACTGTTAACTGCGTCTGTAGAAACACCAGTAATAATTCCTTTTAGGTATCCATTGAATGTGGATGTAGTACCAGCACCAGGTATAACTTGATCAATAAGTGCAGATGTAACACCATATCCAATCCTAGCACCATAGTCACCAAGACTAGTAGTGGTAATACCGATTGTTTGGTCGGCAAGGTCATCAAT